AAAAATCTTAGATAGATTAATTAATGACTATGCAACAGAAAAGCAAAAAAACAAGTTAAATTCACTATATAGTAAAGTTTATAAAGAAAAAGATAAAAAAGAATTTATTGAACATTATCTTAGAAAAGATAAAACAATGGATAATATGACAGTAAAAGAATGTAGTAAATTAATTTATGTTCTTGAAGAAATAGTTGAATGGCAAGAAAAAAAATTTGGAGGGAATAATGAATAAAAAAAATACTAAAAAATTTATAAAAAGAATGATAGATAATTATATAACAATTTTACCTTGTAAATTTACAGATGTAACTTTTGATAATGGAGAATTAGCAATGCTGACATCTAAAAAACCTCTTAGTTTAGGAAAAAGTATAGTAGTTAAACAATTTATAAGAGGAAAAATAACTGGAAAAGTAAAATCTTTAAAAAGATTTAAAACCAATAAATATAGTGGTTGGACTATGCTTATTGCAGTTGAAAGTGTTGATAGAGATGATTGTTTAGAGTTAGGAGGAAGATAAAATGTGGAAATGTAAAAATTGCGGAGGGACTGAATTTATAGCAACTATCATTGCAGAACAAGAAGGGGAATTTAATAAAAGTGGAGAATTTGAAGCTGAATTTGATACAGATATAAGTCAAGTACTGGAAGTAAAACATTTTAATTGTTGTAAATGTGGTTCAGAATTTGATGATATTAAAGAAATAGCTGATTGGGAGGAAGATTAATGAAAGAAATAAATATAACAAAACATGCTTTAATGAGATATGCTTCAAGAGTTCACAAAGTTAATATTGTAAGTGACAGAACTTGGGATATCTGGAAAAAAGCAAATGAAGAGAAAATTCAAGAATTAGAAACAAATTTAAAAATTGAACTAGGAAGACTTGAATATATCTGTACAGCTTCTTATGATAAACATAAAAAAGCTGAGTTTTATATAAATAAGGATAAAATGATGACTTATGTAATTGTTGAATCAAGTTTAGTCACTTGTTATCCTATAAATTATGAATTGGATGCTGAAGGAAACAAGGCTATTTTAAATATCTTACTAGAAAACTTAAAAAGAGCTAAAATTGCTGAGGATAATTTTGAAGATAATTACTTTAAAGAAAGAGATAATTTAAAACAAGAAAAAGAATTAATCCAAGCTGAGATAGAGTTTTTAAATTCTAAATTGAAAAAACTACAAGAAAAAAGAGCAGGAATTGAAAGTAGACAACTTGCAATAATTGGAGAACAACAAGAACTAAGAGATCTTATAAAAGTAGCTGAAGAAAAGATAGTGAGAAGTAAACTAGCTTTATAAGGAATAAGAATGGAAAGTAAAGAAGTTTTAAAACTTATAAGAGAAGCAAAAAAGGGAAATAATGAAGCTATAGAAACATTAATTGAAAGGTACTTGAATACTGTTAGAAAGATTAATCATAAGTGGGGTAACACAGATGATGGATTTCAGGAAGGAATACTTGGAATCTATCAAGCAATTAAAACTTATGATGAAAATTACAATACTAAATTTATGACACATCTGTATTTTTATGTAGAAGCTAAAATAAGAAAATATATAGATAAAGAAAATTATAGGGTTTCATATAATGCTATAAGTGAAATCAAGAAAGGAAGGAGGGATAAAATACAATTTCAAACTTATGAAGGTTTAGAAATTGAGGATAAAAATATAAATAATGTAGATTTAGAAGAGAAAACATTTGTGGTAAAATTGCTGGATTGCTGCACAAAGCAAGAAAAATATGTTATTAAAAAGTTATACTTCGATGGTTATTCTGGCGAAGAAGTTGCGAAGCAACTAGAAGTTAGTAGACAAAGGGTGCATATAGTGAAGCATAGTGCACTAACAAAGATGAGGAAGGTACTAAATGGCAGAAACTAACATTGAAAGAAATGAGAAGTATATTTTAGAAGAAATAAAAAAGCATGAAGGCTGGTGTGAGGTGAAAATAAAAAATGGATACATTATAGAAGCAAATAAAAAAGTGCCAATAAAAATAGTAAAAAAAGAATAAATTAAAATACTTTGTAGCATTGAGCTCGGTATTTCAACAAGTTAAGTTGTTGGAATTACTGGGCTCTTTTTTATTTAAGGAGGAAAAAATGAAAATACAAAAGCCTTATAGATATTTTGGGAGTAAAGGTAGATTTTATAATGAAATAAAAGAAATATTTATAAATATTGTTTCTATCTAAACGAAAGTTATGATACACAATTAATATCCTGATTATCAATGTGTTATTATATTATTCCTGGATAAACAACCAGTATCTCTTGCACTTTATACTGATACAGAGCGATAATAACTTGTAAACTTATAAAAAAGAATTAGGCAAATGGTACGAAAAGGATGCTTTTCGACGAAATAAAGTGGATTACTAGACAATAACGTTAAATTTATCGTCGCAAATCGATTTCTTAAATCCAAAAGGTTTGTTTCGAATAAGGTTGTAAAAGTGTTGTAGAAAATCAGAAGACAACATGAAATTGTCTCCAAAAGCACAATAAATAATGTGAGTTTGAGGAAGCATGGCTGTCTGTTCTCAAATTAAGAATTTGAAAATATAAGTCGACTGCTATTCAAGGCCACGTAATTGAAGACCAAAATAAGCCTCATATTAAGATTTTGGGTCTTACAAGTTTAGAAAAAAATTGGCCTTCTAAATGGTAGTGAAAAACGAAAAGCAAAACTTAGTCTGTATTTTACTGATTATCAGTACGTTATAAAAGTCACTAAAATAAGGCGTTTTTTGCAAGCTTCCGGCCGATTGCTCGCAAATATTCGATTCTCCAGGTTAATGGATGTTAAGCGAAGAAAGGTAAATGCAAATTTTTCTTTAATAAAAAAGGTGTTAGGTCTTTTAAGTCAAAACGTATTTCCGTTGAAAGTTGAAGATACTTGAAAGAATTGATAGTGTAAAAACTACACAAAGTTATTATAATGTGGAGTAAATAACACACGAATAAAACATAATGAAGATTATACGCTTGATAAAAATGGAGAGTTTATGATGATAGCAGGAGAACAGAACTATGGAATAACACCTTAAATAAATAATAAGTCAAAAGGAGAAATAAATGAACGCAAAGAGAGGAATGAAGAAAGAGCTATCATTAAAATGTTTCTGCTAACAAATTAAATTATAAAACTGTGATTACTCCCCCAATCCCTTCAAAAATTAGATAAAGACGAAAAGAAGAGAACAGAGTAATTAGGGCACAGTCATAAAGAAAAAACTAGTGTAGTAAAGGCATGTAACAACATATCTACACAATAAAATAGCAGTAGACCAGAAATTCGTGAAGCTATAGCCCAGTAAGAGAAATTGCTTAAACAAAAATAAATCTGCAAAATCAATTTTGATACGATGTTATAAACTGTTTCAATTATGTTGTAACCACCAACTAAAAATAAGAAATACAGCTTAATTGCTTGCGATAACAAAATTAGTACTTATCCTGATTTGTAGAAAGTGAGTAAAAGGCCTGCAGAAAGCAGAAATAAAATAAGGAAACATGAAAAAGGAAATTAAAGTAAAATCTAGAAGAAATAGAAAGTATTTTTGAAAGGAATAAAATTGATAAGCAAAAGAAACAAATCATAGTATCAAAAAGAAATTAACAAATAATACAAGATAAAAAAAACAATAACAAAGCAATAGAAAACAGACAATTACGTTTAAAAGAACAGAGAGAATAAGGTATTAAGTTGCAACAACAAACTTGCGAATTAAACTTATACTACGTTTAGAAATAAGAAGTAATTTTGATGTAACAGTTGGAAAAGATGAATAATAAATTATAAGAAGAAGAGAAATTTACAGGTTTGAAAATAATAATAAAGAGTAGATTGAAAGATGAAGCCTACAAAAATAAAATTATTTTTCGCGATAATAATTTGTCTATTACCAGGCAATAAAAATATTCTTGCCCAAGATAAAACATTTGGCTATAGATGGATTATGCACCAAAAGGATTGGTATCAAAAGGTAAGCACTGACGAAATAGATGGACAAAAATCACTACTACTTTATGCAAGAAGTAATGCTAAGGGGAAAATAGGTACTTTAATACCTGTATTTCAATTAGATAAAAATGGTGCTGAAATAACAATAACAATCAAGTATAAAAGCAACAACTGCAAAAAAACATGGTTAACGCTTAGCAAAATTGGGGAATGTGAGAGAATCATAGCCAATGATACAATAATATTGCCCACAAAAAACGAATGGTTTGAAATAAATCGAAAAGTAAAAATAAAAGATGCTTTATTGCTAAACGTTATATTAGAAGCTGAAGGAAGCCACGAGAAAGAAAATAAACTTTGGATAAATAAATTTGGAATGTATGCCAATGGTGGGAGATTAAGAAATGAAGTCATCACTCTTAACCATAATAACACCTTAAGCAACGATAATTATCGCATAAAAACAACCGCCAGAAAAAGCGGCAATAACAAAGAAAACTTATCTTCAAAAATGCATAACAAAGAACTCAAGAGTGAAAGTTCTGCATTAGAAAAATTGCCTATCATCAAACTTAACAACGCAGATTATAGTGAAATACCTAGTATGAACGCAAACATATTGGGTATTGGCGAAACCATACACGGAAGTAAAACGTTGGGAAACGTTGCATTTAATATGATAAAACAACGAATAAAAGAAAATAATTGCAAATTGGTATTGCACGAATTTCCTTTAGAAAGTTCCTTATTTGTAAACCGTTATATTAAAAACGATCCGCGTTTTAAGCTTGAAGACATAGAGCGTTATATGGAAGGGAGTTTATCTTCGGAGACTACTATCGACTTTATTAAATGGCTAAAACACTATAATACAACACATAACAATACAGTTTCGCTTTGGGGGATGGATTTAGAAAGTATGAAAATGGCAGGCGGAATAGACCTCAGTGAGTTTGTTGAAACTTTGTTTAAAGAACAGAGAAATGCACAAATAGACAGCATAGTAAACAGACTTTTAAACGGAGAAAGCAGCGTTTCAGACCAAAAAGAATTGACCGAGAGTACAGGTATAATAGGTAAATGTCTTACCGAAGATGAACGCGAGATAATAAAATGGTGTTTACTAACAAACCAAACTTATAAAGAAACCTACGACAGACTGATGCACAGAGACATCATTATGGCCAATATATGTTACAAACTGATTGAAATGTTAACCAAAACAGGAGAAACTACCTCCATATATGGCCACTTTTCACACCTCAACTATCTTGTAGGTGGCGACATGAGCAGACTTGATAACTATGCTATGGGGCATTATATGCGCACACAATATGCACATAATTACCAGGCTATCGCCCTTTGCACTTATGCTGGAACCACCCTTAACGCCTTAACCGACAAGGTTATTGGCGTGGCAAAGTTGGTTGATGCACCAGTTGGAAGCATCGAGCACAACTTACAAACTATGGCAAAGGGCATGCTCTACCTGCCTACTAAATACCTTGATTGCACGTATGTGGTAAAAATGCGCGAACTAGGAAACAGCAACAACCCTCAACAATTTTTCTATATATCGCCTAAAGCACGTGCTGAAGGCATATTATTTGTACCCTATAGTGTAGCAATAGAAAAAAGTGAAGATGTGCTTAAACGCTATCTTAACTACGTAGATAACACCGTTAGGAGGTATTTAGAGAAAGCAAAAAAGCAAAAGAAGCAGTAAGACAGAACAATATTATTTACGTCTAGGACTTTTAGAGAGGTTCTTAAATTGTTATATAACCTTAATTCCGCAGCATAAATTCTTGTAAGAACTCCAAGT